CTTATGAAAAGACTAGCACACCAGCAAGACGATCACTATCTAAGACTGCTGGCATCGTAAAAGATTTGGCTAAGAATTCTAAGTCATCTAGCAAAGAGAAAGCTGATACATTTCAAGCTGAACCTGAGCTTTCATCACAGATTATCAAAACATAAATAAACAATAACAAAAGGAGTCATAAATGGCACTATGGTCAAGATCAGATTCAAGCAACGCAGCACCAAAACATGCAGGCGTTGCAGCTACTAAAAATGCAACCGGAGCAACATTGTTCGGTAACACAACTATCGGTGTATTTACTGATAAGCAAGCTGTGGGTATCTTCGGTGTTGATACCACCGAACAGCGCGTTGCTGCAAATCCAAAAGGCGCACACGCTGGTTGGGTTGTTGTAAAGCAAGGCACAGGTCCTGTTGCAACTATCTCAGCGAACGCAAGTTCATACTCACCTGATGGTAATTTGTACATCACATTCTCTGGTGGTGGTACAGGCAATACATCCGCTAACGCACAAATCGTTACAAACGGTGCAAAGTTGATCACTGGTATCACACTGACAACTGGCGGCAACTACTTGGCTGCACCGACAATTGGCGCAGTGCCAAACTCTAACGTAGCAATCACAATCACCATGGGTGGTCGTGTTGGTCGTGAACACACTGAGACTCTTGTTGCTATGAGCAGCATCGGTACTGGTGGTGTTGCAGACGCCGAAAACGCAGTATTTGCAAATAGCTAATGAATTTCAAAGAATTCATCACAGAGTCAATGGAAGGTGGAGATGAAGTCTCCATCGATCCTGTGACACAGAATAACCTCAATCTGATGTTGATGGTTGAGCTAACTCAGCCTGTCTTGACACCAGAATCTGGTATCGCGAAGATTCGTAAAATACTTTATCTTGAGGGAATCGCATTTGAGTCCCTTTATGATTTGAACACTGAAGGTGAAGAATTAGCAACACACTTATCTGGCGATAGTTTTCTGTATATTCTGTATTATCCAACGGATGATGGATACTATGATTTTTATGCTGAGATTATGGATGAAAGTGGTGTAGAGCAAGCAATGTCTGAACTGGAAGGGGAAGACGAAAGCTAAAATGTCTTTTGATGATTTGACTAGTGAGAACATCCTACTATATGCAGTCAAGGCTTATGATAAGCCTAATTGCATTATGAGTGAGTTCAAAGAAGACATGAAGCGGTTCAATTATTTGAAGCGCCTGTTCTATCGTTATCGAAAAGAAGGCGAGATGCGTGAGCGTCTTGTCATCAATCACTTGATAGTGCTATACAATGTTTTTGGTGTTGAAGTTGCTACTAGAATGTTGTTTTTCAAGGTACATAAAGAGGATTACCACACACTCAAAACATATCTGCTGTTTCTAAATTACATGCCGAGTGTTGTTATGGGTATTAGAGGCAATAACATCATATCGTCAGACATAGATGTTGACATGAAAGTTGCTGAGGTTCTTAGGGAAATAAAATGACAATAAAAGAAGATGCTCCAACAAACTCTGTAGGTGGTGGTAATGTAGCTGGTATCGGTGTGCCAAACCCTAATATTCCAAATCAAGCTGAACCAGGCATTAAACGTAAGAAGTTTGCTGGTTCTACCGTATTCACTGTGCCATCCAAATCCTTTGTCATGGCTAAGATGCTGAAACGTAAGGGCGCCAGATTTGAATCCTATCTTGGTGATTCTGGTGTGTCCAAAGAGATTGCAGACTATGCTAATGCCAACTGGAAAGAAGGCATTGTGCTAGAAGATGAACAAACTGGTGCAATGGTATACCTGAGATACGGCAGAGGCAACTAAAATGTGGATTTTGCAATGGCTTCCTAACTGGATTTTCTATGCTTGCTTTTTAGCTGGTGTATTAGGTCTTGCTGCAACTTTTGTCATGAAGTTCATTCCGTTTGTATATGTCTATAAGACACCGATACAGATGGTGTCTATTATTTTGATAGCATTGGGCACTTACATGGCAGGTGCAATCAGTAACAACGAACAGTGGGAAGCAAGAGTTAAGGAACTTCAAATCAAAGTCGCTGAAGCGCAAGCCAAAGCTGCGGAAGAGAATGTCAAAATTGTTGAGAAAGTGGTCAACAATACAAAGATCGTTAAAGAGCGTGGTGAAGAAGTTATCAAGTATGTTGACAAAGAGGTTATCAAGTACGACACAAAATTTATCGCTGGCGGTGAGTGTGAAATACCTAAAGAATTCATAATTTCACTGAACAAAGCAGCAACACCGCCGGATGCAAAAAAATGAAATCAATCATAACATGCTTTATGGTATTTCTGTTGGTGGGTTGTTCAACAACTGTGCCCGTCACTATGAAATTTCCAGATGCTCCACTTATGCTGAAACAAAAATGTGCTCCACTGAAGCTGTTAGCTGAGGACGCAAAGTTGAGTGATATTGCAAAAAATGTTACCGAGAATTACAACATGTATTATAGCTGTGCAGTCAAAATGGATGCATGGATTGAGTGGCATGAAAAACAACAAAAAATATTTGAGGTGTTACAATAATGGAACTAACTAAAGACCAACTAAGGAAACTTCTACCGAAGAATCCATACATCGACAACTGGCATGCCGCGCTGTCACAATTGCTGCCTGATTATAACATCAATACACCACAGCGTATCGCAGCATTTGTTGCACAGTGTGCCCATGAGTCTGGTAACTTCATGGTACTCAAAGAAAATCTGAATTATAAGGCTGTAACTCTACGCAAGATTTTTCCAAAGTATTTTCCAACTGATGCTATGGCAAACGAATATGCAAGTAAGCCAAACAAGCAGGAAGCTATTGCTAATCTGGTGTATGCTAATCGTATGGGCAATGGTGCACCAGAAACTGGTGACGGCTGGCGCTATGCTGGCAAGGGCTTGATTCAATTGACGGGCAAGAGCAACTACACATGGTTTGCAGAATCTCTACAAATTTCAGTAGAAGATGCGTCCGAATATCTGTTGACGTTTGAAGGTGCTGCACAATCAGCTTGCTGGTTCTGGGAAACAAACAATCTGAATCAGTGGGCTGACAAGGGTGATATTGTTACATTGACAAAGCGAATCAACGGCGGCACTATTGGTCTTGAGGATCGTATCAAGCATTATGAACATGCGCTCCATGTCTTGGGAGCACACTAATGAACAGTGATGTGAAATTATTTAAGTGGCTAGGTGTATTAATTCTTTTACCTCTAGCACTAGCTATTTTTGGTGGTGATAGATTTCGCTATCCTTGCCAAAATCCAGAAAACTGGGATAAACCAGTTTGTCAAAAACCAGCATGTGATGTGACAAGAACTTGCCCTGAACATGTATTCAAAGGGCAGAGAGACCCTAGATTAGGACCACCAGATGAAAATAAAAATGTTTTGGGAGCAGTTGCGCCAGCGACTTGCCCAGCGCCAGCTAAAGGAGAAGCCTGTGCAAAATAATGTAATGTACACCGAAGAGCAATTGATGGCCCGATTGAAGTTTTTCATCGGCGTATGTCTTGCATTGACTCTAACTGGTATCGTATTTGTTGTGTTGTACTCACTAATTTTTGTGACACAACCACTGAATGCTATCAGCCCAATTGATCAGAAATTCTTTGAGTTGATTGTGCCTATTGCCACTTTCTTGACTGGTACACTATCAGGCATTATGCTTGCTGGCGGCACTAAAGAAGAGAATGATGCAAAGATGGCTATGATGAAGCAAGCACAAGATAATGCTAATTCGGCCGCTAAGAATACTGTTGAGTTTGCAAGAGTACAAGCTGAGCCTGCTAAAGCATCTGTAGCACCTGTTATGAGAGCAGAGACATCTTTCAATGTTGAAGCACCTGCACCAGCTGGACAAGTTATCATGGGCTACGGCGGCAAGCCAGCACCTGCACCTGCACCACAGCCGGAGCTATAATGCTAAACGGGATGCTAGACGACTCACATAACAATTCTCTTAGTAGTAAGAGAGTTGTGACTTTTCTAGCATTTGTGTTATGTGGTACAGCATTCATTGCTAATCTATTTTGGGACTACAAAGTGGAATCATACATGTTTGAGGGTATGATATATTTGACAATGGCTGGTCTTGGATTCACTGCATCTGAGAAATTCGCATCTATAAATAAGAAAACGGAGAAAAACTCATGAAAAAACTAATTGCATCACTTGTGTTGGCTTTTGCACTGATTCCAGCATATGCAACGGACAAACAACCAGAAACTAAAAAAGTTTGCGTTGAAGAAAAAGACGCAAAATCTGGTAAAGTAAAAGAAGTCTGCAAGACAATCAAGATTCATAAGAAACTTGAAGGCACTAAAGTTCCAGAGAAAAAATAATGTCTGACGAAAAAGAGTGTATCGATATGAAAGTGGATGTGGGTGTTCTAAAGACACAGGTTTCATCACTGACTGTGCTTTGTGATAAAATGGACAAAGTTATCGATAGACTCATGGACAATCATGATCGTGTCGTCAATCAAATCTATAATGATATGGAAAAAAGAAAAAGTGACACGGTTGCAGACATAAAGGAGATGCATTCTCGCATCTCCACAGTTGACAGGAACCTATCAGATAAGATAGAATTGACGGAACGCCGTATTATGGAGGAAATCAAGTCACTGAGGGCTGATATTTCCAAGCATAATAAGGAAGAAGATTCCGCGCTAAAAAAGATCCTTGAATGGAAATGGTTTGTTACCGGTGGTGTAGTCATATTCGCATGGCTGGTAACAAATGTTAATCTAGCAACACTAGGTAAACTATTCAATTAGCTTGACTTTTTGGTGGATGTGTATATAATGTATAGCTATGAGTCTGTCCACCGATCTATCATTCGTTCAACGAATCACACACCGTTTCAATAAGTATCAGCGCAAGTCTGATTACCTATTCAACGTCCGTTGTCCTCTATGCGGGGACTCACACAAAAACAAGACCAAGATGCGTGGGTATATCTACCGGCGCGGAAATGGTCTTTTTTACCTTTGCCACAACTGTGGTGAGAGTATGTCTCTTGGTAATTTTATCAAGCGACTTGATGGTACCATCCACAAAGAATATGTCCTAGAGAAATACAAGTCTGGTGAATACAATGGTGTATCAACTCGCCGAACATTGTTTGATGTTCCTGTGACCAGATTTGGTAAGGTAGAGAAAAAGATTTTCGATAATGCCGAACGATGCGATAAGCTACCTGACCAACACTTCTGTGTTTCTTATTTGAAGAATCGTAAGATTCCACTAGAGCATTACAAGAATCTATACTTCACTGCAAACTACAAAAAGTTCTGTGATGAGGTATATCCTGACCATGGCAAAGATAAGATCACCGCTGATGCAAGACTGGTCATACCGTTCTATGATTCATATAACGCACTGATTGGTGTATCCGGTCGTGCGTTGGTGACTGCTGACTATAAGTTGCGCTATGTCACTATCAAGACAAATACCAGTGAGAACAAGTTAATCTATGGCCTAGACCGCATAGATATATCTCAACCCATAAAGATTGTCGAAGGACCGATTGACTCGTTGTTCTTGGACAATTGTGTTGGCTCTGGAGATTCCAGCTTGACCATCACAGCAAAGCAATTGAATGCTGAAAAGACAGTCCTGATATATGACAATGAACCTAGAAATAGAGAAATCGTCAATCTCATGGGCGATGCAATCAAACATGGCCATAACATCGTTGTATGGCCCGACACCGTAGACGGCAAAGATATCAATGAAATGGTTATGAGTGGGATATCACCTGATGAAATAGAAGATATCATAAGTAATAACACCTTCAAAGGTATCGAAGCACAAATTAATTTTAATTATTGGAAGAAAGTATAACATGAAAGCGCGACTGATTAGCTATAGTAAACCCTCCCGTGAGATTGCCAATGAAGGCTTATATGATATGCAAGAACTAATTGCATTTTGTGCAAGAGTATCAAATCCTGCAAACCAACTAAACACAGAAACATCCACAAAACTGATCAATTACTTGGTCAAGAATAAGCACTGGAGTCCTCTGGAGATGGTGTCTGCATGTGTTGAAGTTGAAACTACCCGCGATATCGCCCGACAGATTCTACGCCACAGGTCATTCTCTTTTCAGGAGTTTAGCCAACGATATGCTGATCCAACTAAGGACCTAGATTTTGTGTTTCGTGAAGCGAGGCTGCAAGACACCAAGAATCGTCAAAATTCAATTGAACTTGATATGAATAATGATAGTCATCGTCAGATTGCATATCAGTGGCAAAATTTACAGCGAGATTTAATTCAAAAATCAAAGGAAGTCTATGCTTGGGCAATGGAAAAGGGTATTGCAAAAGAGCAAGCCAGAGCCATTCTACCCGAAGGAAATACCGTGTCACGCATGTACATCAATGGTACACTGCGTTCCTTCATTCACTACATAGAAGTCCGCTCTGAAAAAGCAACGCAAAAAGAACACAGGGAAATGGCAATTGAAATTGCCAAAGTGATCGCTGAGGTATTTCCTTTGGCGCAAGAGTTCGTATCAAAATAATAACAGGAGACAAGATGGAAAGTATCGTTCACGATATTAGAGTGGATTATTCTCGGGATAATCTATTCGATGATTTAGGTAGGAAGCGCCTTAAAGAAAGCTACATGAAAGATGAGGAACAATCACCACAGGAGAGATTCGCGTTTGTCAGCAAAACTTTTGGATCTAATCAAGCACATGCTCAGAGGTTGTATGAATATTCTTCTAAGCATTGGCTCAGCTATTCTACACCTATCCTTTCTTTTGGTCGTAGCAGCCGGGGCCTACCTATTTCTTGCTTTCTACCATATCTCCACGATAGTGCAGAAGGTTTGGTGGATTGTCTCTCGGAGGTAAACTGGCTGAGTATGCTCGGCGGAGGTATTGGAATTGGATTCGCTATTCGTTCTGCTGATGACAAGTCTACTGGCATCATGCCTCATCTTAGGACTTATGATGCATCAAGCCTCGCCTATAGGCAGGGCCGTACTCGCCGCGGTTCTTATGCCGCTTATCTTGATATTAGCCATCCAGATATTCCTCTATTTTTGGATATGAGGAAGCCAACTGGTGATCCAAATATGCGGGCCTTGAACTTGCATCACGGTATCAATATCACCGATGACTTCATGCAATTGGTTGAGCAGGCTATGTTGGATCCAAATGCTGATGATAGTTGGCACTTCCGTGATCCACATGATAACACCATTCGTGATACAGTATCAGCTAAAGAGTTGTGGCAACAAGTCCTTGAAATGCGTATGTTGACAGGTGAGCCATACATCCACTTCATTGACACAAGCAATCGTGCAATGCCACAGTTTCAGAAAGACTTGGGCTTGAAGATTGCACAATCCAATCTGTGTTCTGAAATCATTCTTCCAACAAACAAAGACCGCACCGCGGTGTGTTGCCTGTCTTCCGTGAATCTGGAGTACTATGATGAATGGAAAGATGATCCACTATTCATTCGTGATATCGCAGAGATGTTAGACAACGTTTTGCAATACTTCATCGACAATGCACCAGACACCATCGCAAGGGCTAAATTCTCTGCTATGCGTGAGCGAAGCATTGGTATCGGTGCACTGGGCTTCCATGCATTCTTGCAGAAAAAGGGAATTGCATTTGAAGGTGTGATGGCTAAGTCATACAACATCCAGATGTTCAAGAACATCCATACAAAGGGCGCTGTTGCTAATCTTGAGTTGGGTAAAGAGCGAGGTGAGGCACCTGATGCTGTCGGCACAGGCCGCAGATTCAGCCACATGTGGGCTATTGCACCAAATGCATCATCGTCCATCATCATGGGCAATACATCACCATCCATTGAACCATACCGCGCAAATGCTTATCGCCAAGACACACTGAGTGGTTCTTCACTGAACAAGAATCGTTGGTTGGACAAGATCATTCAGAAAGAAGCTGAGACTCATACAGATGGCTGGGCTGATGAAGTTTGGTCGTCAATCATTGCCAACGATGGCTCGGTGCAACACCTAACATGGATGAATGAAAATGATCGTGAAGTGTTCAAGACTTCTATGGAGATTGATCAGCGTTGGGTCATTGAACACGCCGCAGATAGACAGCCATACATTGATCAAGCACAGAGTTTGAATCTATTCTTCCGTCCAGATGCACACATCAAGTATATCCATGCTTGCCATTTCCTAGCATGGAAACGTGGGTTGAAGACTTTGTACTATTGCCGCAGTGAGAAGTTGGCTAAAGCGGATAAGGTATCAAAGCGCATTGAGCGTGAAATCATCAAAGAATTGGACTTGAGTGCAATCATTGGTGGTGATGAATGCCTAGCTTGCCAATAACAAAAGGAATAAAAATGAAAAAAATAATAATCGGTGCTATGATAGCACTAACCGCAATCGCAAGTTTTGCACAAAAAGAAAAAGCTGGTGTTGCATATGATGCAGTATTGACCAGAGTAATTGATGGTGACACAGTGGCGTTTCAAGCTAACTGGTTGCCTGAGCCTCTGAAAAAGGAATTGAGTGTCCGTGTATTTGGTGTTGATACACCTGAGAAGGGTCATCGCGCAATGTGCCCAAGTGAAGATGCACGTGGTCAAGCTGCAACTGCATTCACTAAGGCACAAATCAATGGGGCACAGAAACGCCAAGTTGTATTGATGGGTTGGGACAAATATGGTGGGCGTGTATTGGGTGATATTTTGCTTGACGGCAAGAGCCTGCGTCAAATGTTGATAACAAATGGTTTTGCCCGTGAGTACTACGGCGAAGCTAAAACATCATGGTGCTGATATGAGAAAAGTATTGAGATTCACCGCATCATGGTGCCAACCATGCAAAGCTATGGCTAAATTGATAGATGGTGTTGACACCAACCTACCGATTGAAGTCATTGATATTGATGAACAGTCTGAATTGGCTGTTGATTATGGAATCAGATCGGTTCCTACACTGGTCATGCTTGATGAAAACATCGAAGTTCGTAGAATGGTCGGCCTGGTGACAAAAGATAAATTAGAAAATTGGATAAAAGAATGACAAAGAAAAATGTAGAATCAAAACTGACTGATGAACGTAGTTCGTTCAAACCATTTTCTTATCCTTGGGCCTACGATGCATGGTTGAAACACGAACAGAGTCACTGGTTGCATACAGAATGTCCGATGATGGAGGACGTCAAGGACTGGAAGAAAAGACTTACTGATGATGAAAAGAAGTTTCTGACAAACATCTTTAGATTCTTCACACAAGGTGACATTGACGTTGCTGGTGGTTATGTGAAGAACTATCTTCCATACTTCCCACAGCCAGAAGTTCGTATGATGTTGTTGGGCTTCGCAGCACGGGAAGCATTGCATGTGGCTGCATATAGTCACTTGATTGAAACTCTTGGTCTGCCTGAAACAACCTACAATGAATTTCTATCGTATCAGGAGATGAAGGACAAGCATGACTATGTGCTAGATATCTCAAACAAGAATGGCACTAAAGAAAACACAGCAAGGCACATTGCGGTGTTCAGTGCATTCACTGAAGGTATGCAATTGTTTAGCTCATTCATTATGTTGTTGAACTTCCCACGCCATGGTAAGATGAAAGGCATGGGTCAAATCGTTACCTGGTCTATCGTTGATGAAACGATGCATGCCGAGAACATGATGAAATTGTTCAAGACATACATCGGTGAGAATCCAGAAATCTGGAACGATGAACTCAAAGGCTCCATCTACACCATCGCTGAGAAAATGGTAGAATTGGAAGATAGATTCATTGATTTGGCTTTCGGTATCGCAGAGGGAGAAGGTCTGACCAAGGATGAATTGAAGAAATACATCCGTTACATTGCTGACCGTAGACTGATTGGTTTGGGTATGAAAGGTATCTTTAAGGTCAAGAGGAATCCATTACCATGGGTGGAAGAAATGATCAATGCTCCTACACATACCAACTTCTTTGAGAATCGGAGCACAGACTATGCCAAAGGTGCCTTGTCTGGCACATGGGATGACGTTTGGGCATAAGGTAAAAATGAACAGGGCAGCTTTACAACTGCTCTGTTTTGTATTATAATGGAGTCACTATGACATTAAACAAAAAACTTCAAGAACTAGCTAGAGATGCAGGCTTTGCATTCTGGGACAATGAACCATATGGTCCTGGTCCAGATAACATCGATTGGTCCTCACTGTATGATGAACAACTTCAAGGCCTATATGATAGGATGCTTGAGGAAGTTATCCAATCGGTTGAAGAGTCTTGCAAAAAGAAAACGTTTACCACATATGATCATGGCATGATTGGTGGCATCAAGAAGCAAATTGTTGAGGACTTACTGAAAGAGTTTGGTAAATGAAGTTGATTGATTTAATTCACCAACTTGAAGACCTGTATTACTCTTACGATGCTGAATACCACTCCGTAATGGGTGAACCAGAAATTATGATTGATGCCTTTGATTTGGTTGGTGATCATAAGTTTGAGTATGCTGGCTTTGGACCAGAAATTTACATTGACAAAAGCGCCGATGGCGTGTATGATATAATTCGTGCATTCAAAACAAAGGAAGAAGAAAATGGCAACTGAAGCTAAACAAGAGAAAGTAAAAGAGTTGGATCGCAAAGCTATCCAAATCGCAACATCAACCACCGGCACAGGACAGATAATGCTGTTTGCATTGTGTGATGATGGCACAATTCACATGATACGACCAACAACTGATATTGGTTGGGCACAAGTCAAAAAACTATGAGTAAGACCATGCTCGGCGTTGCCGTACTGATATACAATTTTGCAATTGTTGCAGGCACAGCATGGCTTGTTGCGGTGCATGACTGGTCTGGCTGGTGGTTCATGTTATCGCTTGCAATTATGATGAACATAAAGAACAAAGATGAATGATGTAACGTTCACTTCACATGACTATCCTATCGGTGGCAAAATGGTTGTTGGTTCATATATGGTGTCTGAGTTGGATGCAATTGATATGATGAACAATGTTGTTGGCGGCAAAGAAGAGATAAAAAAGCGTTTACTAATGGAAATGCTGGAATACATGTTAGAAAACAAACTGGTAGAGTTTACTATGGTTGAGGATCATGCCCGTGCTACTCGCACCTTCCGTGTTCGTGCATATCTAGCACCAAATGATCAAGTGAAAATTCTACGTACTGCCTATAAGATTGATTAGACTCGGTACTCTAGTAAAATCATGTTGCAATACAACATTTTCTGATATATAATTGTATGGTGTTGCTCACTAACGAGGACACCATATAACATGCTAAAAACAATTCTATCAACAATCGCTGAGATAAAACATCTATTCAGCAAAGCACCAATCGCTTTACAATAAGGATACAAAATGGACAATACTAAATTCAAAGAACTAGCACTGACTGCTATTCAAATCAATTCAACTGCTACACACTCAGGCATCGATGCATTGAAGAAATTTGCAGGTACTGAATATGCTACATACTTACATGGACTAACCAATGTAGCGGACGAAATTACCAAGAATGCAAGAAAAATCATCGAGAGCACGGAACTTGCTTTTGCAGGAAATAAGAAGTAACACCTCATACTTCCAGCCTGCGCTAAAGAACGGATGGATTATAAAATTCTCCGTTCATAAAAATTCAGATGTTTTATTAATCATTGTGTCCAAGTACACAGGACAGACATTCTTGAGGTATTTCATTGATGAGGACGATGCCGTTAAATTCATCAACATGATAACAATGCTGGATCCCACTGTTTTGTCTGTATAAATATAAGATCAATTGAGGATATACAGATGGCAACTTATTTGGTAGCAACAGGCGTTAAATTTCCTGATGACACAATACGAACTTCAGCTAGAGAAATTATACAGGTAATCGGTACAAACACTACAGCCGTGGCTTTCCGCACGTATGTGTTGACCGCATCATTGACACTAACTCTGCCCTCATCTCCCACCGCAGGAGATTGGGTGAAAATACAAAACAGTAGCGGTACAACCACAGCCGTTATCGCAAGAAACGGTAGCAACATTATGTCATTGGCTGAGAACATGACACTTGACGCAAACTTTGTACCGTTACAGCTTGTTTACGCCGATGCAACACGCGGCTGGGTTTTTAATTAAGGAATAACACATGAGTACGATGAGTCAATTTTTTGCTGCTGGCGGAGTGCCAATTCAATACAGCACAAATACCTCCGGCAGCTTTACTACACCAGTCTCAGGTAAGTATTTGATCACTGCAATCGGAGGTGGCGGTGGCGGTGGCGGCGGCGGTGCGTACCGTGGAGGTGGTGGTGGAGGACTGGCACAGTCGCTTGTATCCCTTTCTTCCGGTGTCGTGCTGACACTGACTGTTGGTGCAGGCGGCGCAGGCGGATATCCAGGCACAGCTGGTGGCACTACAACGGTATCAGGCTCAGGCATCACAACATTGACAGCAAACGGTGGTGCAATTTCCACAGGCACTGGTGGTGCTGGAGGCACTGCCTCTGGCGGAAATATTATGAATGTGACAGGTGGAAGCGCAGGAAATGGAGATTATTTTGGAGGAGGCGCTGTTGGAGTATATGGAACGACACCCGCAGCATCGTCCGTCCAATATGCAGGAGCATCAGTGACTGGTGCTCTTGTGGGTGTAGAACATACTTCCGATGGCTTTCTTGGTGGAAGACTACTGCAACCTCTCGGTGGAATTTATTACTACTGGTGGGGAGATTATGGCCGTCAAATTACTCCACATCCTGGACAGGGAGGCATGAGCGGCTCGGGCAATGGCTTTGCGGCGCAGGCTGGACTATTTGCGGGTGGCGGTTATAGCGGCGCAGCAGGAAAATTTGGTGGAGGAGGCTTCACCAACTACCAAGGCTACGCCGTTGCTGGTGGTGTTGGTGGTGTAATCATTGAATATTTTCTTGCATAACGGAGCAAACATATGATATATGAAATACTAAACGAAGATGGTGAAGTCACCAACAGGATCGCAGCCGACATTGAATTTATGTTGTCTAACTATCCAGATGGTAATTACAATGAGTTGCCGGAACCTCCTGAGGTTCCGAATATTCTCACGGCACAACCATAACAACCTAACCACCAGGTAAACAATCAATCCCGAGCTTGACTCGGGATTTTCTTTGGAGTATAATAGACTCATGAAATACACACAACAATTTGAATTACATGAAAAAGAATTGCACTGGAACTATCGTATCAAGTGGTATGCCGCGCCCAATCCACACGACAATGATAAGTACTGGGAACATGAAGAAAACTGGTACATCCTGATTGGGATAGGTGATAGGTTGTTTGACTATGAAGAATTTGAATATGATTACTACCAACAGACAACTATTACCATCCTAGGTATTGTATTCGGTAAGGGCTATTCATATCAAGATGAAAGAATATTATGAGAATTGATGATGAGGTCGATAGGATCAATGCATTGTTGTTGCCTCTGCTTGGCAACCAGCGGATGGTCAACCTGTGGTGGGACACACCAAATTATGCATTGGACATGAAGACACCTGCGGATGTGTGGGAGTATGACCAAAAGAGAGTCTTTGATTATATACGGAAACAATACAGTGGTGATTATTCATGAAGACAATCATATGTGGTGGGCGTGGTTTTGAAGACTGGAAGTATTTCAGTGGATACATGAGTACAATACCACCATGGGTTGAAATCACTGAGGTAGTATCCGGTCATGCAGCCGGTGCTGATACACTTGGTGAGCGTTGGGCCACAATGCATGGCAAGCAACTGAAATTATTTCCGGCTGATTGGGACACACATGGGCGCAAAGCAGGACCCATGAGGAATGTGGAAATGTCTAAGTATGCCGAACAGTGCATAGCATTTTGGAATGGCACATCAACCGGCACGAAACATATGATAGATACATCAATCAAAGCCGGATTGTGGACATACGTGATTCGGACTGATATACCATGGTGCAAAGAATTCAAAACAATCGTGCATCTAAGTAAGACAATAAAAGAACCAATTTTGAACAACGTGGAAATATACAATGAAAACAGTAACGTGTGACGTTTGCGGCGATGGTCAGGCTGAGATAAAACTGACCGACAACCTATTTTATTATGAGTGTGATACATGCCACTCAGATTATAGTGACCTTACATTATCACAGTGCAATATCCTAACACGGTATGAGTATCCAGAGTTTGACGATTGGTTCAATGAACTGCAAGGATTCAGCATGAGGTCAGAGTGGCTCCTGAGCCATTTCAGTGATGACCCACGCACCAAGCAGATTGTTATTGATTATTTGAAAGCAGCATTTGTCTGCGGAAGGGCACGTAAATAATGTTTATGTTTGATGTGGAGACGCTAGGTAAGCGATCCAATTCTGTTATTCTATCAATGGCTTGTACCTGGTTTGATCCTGAGTCCAAGCCAAGGCCCGAGACACTCCGAGCAAATACGTTCTTTGCCAAATTCAGTGTATCGGATCAAATCCAACGCCTGAAACGTGAGAGCGACAAAAGCACCATTGAATGGTGGTCTAAACAATGTGACAATGTACGGATCAAGTCCTTCAAGCCATCCACCGCTGATGTACCATTTGAACAGGGCTATGAAAGGATGTGCAAGTGGGCCCGGTCCTTTGATGAACCGGACAGTTGGGTATGGGCCCGTGGTAATCTGGATCAATTAGTCCTGGATGATATCGTAGAGCAATGCGAGTTGGAGCATATCTTTCCACACTACAGGTGGCGAGATGTCCGTACAGCGGTAGATTTTCTGTATGGTACCAAGAATGGCTATGTGAAAGTGGACTATCCAAAGTGGGACTCCTTTCTTGAAATTACAAAGCACAACCCAGTGGACGATTGTATCCTGGATGTGATGCAAATCTTATATGGCGTAACAGGTGAAGAAGATGTTAGACGATGATGTAGTAGCAGCATGGGTATTACAGGCGTTGGTTTGGAATGAGAAGCGTAAGCCAATCTATTGGGTGATAACAGGAAATCACCAAGAATATGTGGAATACATCCGCCATATTACAGACATTCATCCAGAAAGGTTGGAGCAATATGATTATCGGTATGTCCGGCATGTTGATATAATCAGAGGTCAAAGAAACATGCGAGGCTCATTCATCGGCACCTGGTATAATAGAGAAGACGCAAGAATAATCTATGGAATCATAAGTGCAAGCCACATCGGGTACGCCGAAAACACATACAATCCAGGACTATTCACCGCAAGAAAGGTCCTAGACCGATATGGTAAACCAGTAGGAGCAGTAGGTGCCTAGAATTAATAAAACACAATATTGGATCATAGCCGGGTGTTGGCGGCAATATGGAGATTATGTCCGTGATATCGCAAAAAATCATCCGGAAAAATGGGAGCAATATCAATATCGGTACGTAACTGATCCATGTATGCTCCATGGCCTAAAAGAAATCCATGGCTCATTCATCGGCACCTGGTATAATAGAGAAGACGCATCCGAAATCTATAGAATCATCCGATCCAGTTATTCATTTGAATCTAATGCAACAGTCTTTTCAATGAACAAAGTAAAGCAAATTATTCTGGAGCACCACAACAAATGAATAAAATTATCCTCAGCAGACAAGAACTAATAGACATTCAGAAGTTTATAGATACATTTCCGAATGCACCAAGAGTAACAATAGAATGTGATGATTCATCCGGTATAGGAACAATCCTCACAGCAAGCGTAGACGTACCAATAAGCAACTATGACACGACAGTAACAGTATCAATCACAGACGAATCCGACTGGTAAACAAAAGGAAAACCAATGACAAATCAAGAAATCAATCAAAAGATCCAAGAGCTAATTCAATACTATATCAATGGTAAACAAGCAGAGTTTGAAGCATCCACCTATAGCAGTATCACATTCAAGACAAACAAGTACCAAGAGATGGTCAATGAGTATAAAGAACTAATGGAAATGGCTCAAAAGATAGCTCAATCATTGAAATAATAGCAATATCCTTTCAATAATGGTGTAATCCTAGCAATATCCTTGCTGAAACCACTGTATAAAAGCACAGTGCTACTCCACTACTGACGTTTCCTATAAATATTGCATTATGAAAACATGCCCGGTATGTGGCGCCCAACATAAAAAGAGAGGGCGTTTTTGTGGTCAATCATGCGGCAATAGTCGCCCACAGTCCGATGAATTGAAGGCGCAGAAGTCCGCGAAACTATTGGCCTATCACGCGAGTCCTGAAGGAGCCGCCACCAGGTCCATCGCATCGGATTTTGCCAATCGCCTGAATAAGAATAGAGCCCTTGAGCGGTCCGGTGAATACGTCCTTGAGGATCCGGATTGGATGCTGGACATTCCGCTGACCACAGATAACATGCATACATATCACGATGAGGACGATACCTCATGGTTATAAGAATAAAGGAAATGCATGAATACAATAAAGCACGAATGCGAAAATTGTGACAACGCCTTCAAGATAGTATATGATGGAGACGAGTGCAACGCCGATCCAATTCATTGTCCTTTCTGTGCAGAATATCTAATTGATACGCCGTCCGAGGAGTCCGATGACAGCATGGACGATTGATAACGGTAAGCCAGTTACGGATGAAATGCTTGATGGGCACTGGGGTTTCATCTATGTTATAATGAACAAGGTGACCGGTCGCCGCTATGTTGGTAAGAAGTTCTTCACCAAAGCTGGCTATAGAACAGTAAAGGGTAAGAGGAAGAAGATCCGCCTTGCTAGTGATTGGCAAGATTACTATGGATCCAATAAGACTTTGCTAGAGGATGTGGCTACACTTGGGGTAGATAACTTTGAGCGGTACATCATCCGCCTGTGTAAGACCCGCTCCGAGTGTACCTATTATGAAACCCACTTTATATTTCAGTATGAGGCACTACTAAGCGACAGATGGTACAATGAGTGGTGTTCATGTAAAGTGATGAAGCGGAACTTGATCCAACGGTAGCCCACTCCCACCGTCCACCCTGCCTTTTGCTTCGATCTGATACAATTATACCACAGGTGGATCTGGTGTCAAGTCAGTGGAAAGTATGCATAAATGCCTGGATTGGTACTACCATACTATCCACGCAATAACCATCAATAGAATCGGATATCCGAAATCCGGGCTCTTGGAACCCGCATGCCTATTGACTTGGAGAAGACCGTTTTAAAATCAATGATTATGAGGCCACTTGAACCTCAACGATAACGAAAGGAACAGGCTTCACATGAACCAGGGCTAACTCATCCAGAAGTTTACTCAGTTCCTCGCGATTCTTAGCAATACAATTCGTTACACGATTAACCTGCCTTTTCATGGCACCGGCTCGACCTCTTTGATCATGCATGATAGCAGTTAGGAGCTCATTTTTATACCACGCCAATCTATGAGTGTTATATTCAATTTGTCTATCTGTAAAATCAATATCATAATCTAAAGTTAGAGCATACATTCGCAAAAGGTTATCGAGAGCCTTTTCTGCGTTTCTATGTAAAATGAATGTGTGATCAATACCATAATGTTGTTGGGCGCAGTGCGCGGCTCGGGATATCCGATTTCCACACATCACGGTATCAATGCTATCTCCGGTGTATACAACAGCGTATTTGATTTTCATAATTACAGAATATAGGTTTTGGCTGATTTGCTCAACTCGGCATAAACACATTCACGGACTTCCGTATCCAGCGCCTCAGCATAACGTGAGTCATAGGACAATGCAGTCAACATAGCATCAACTGTAGTCCAGGACAATTTAGCAGCTTTAGCCGCTAAGGTGATGTTACGGACAGCAGCATCTCCGGCTGGAGTAAACATGGCGTAGGTCTTTTTCATAATCAATTCTCGCTTTCTTCCATACAATTATACCAGGATTCCGGTAATTGTCAAGTCAGTGGAAAGTTCTCTTTTACCACAAGGCGTGGTTATCGCGCCATTCCCGTATGTGAGCACCGCGGTCCCTCATTGAATCGAAGGTTTCAGCCGGTTCCTTATCCAGACGGTCTACAATATATTTGAATTCAGCATAGGATAATTTGAACCATTCGCCTCTGATTAGTCTCTTGGAGTAATTCTTATGTAAATACAATTCAACGTCATATGGTTCTGGAATTTGAGGTGAGATATATTCTATGCCCAACTGCAACCAGTTTCCGGTATTCAAAGTTGACAGGCGTTTGGCTACACCTTTATTGCTTTTGGAAACACCAATTTTGAATGGCCATGTTCCAGTTCCACTAGTCCAACCTTTGTGGGGTTTGATGGGTCCAATTAAGTATACATGTCCAATGGCCATATTACTCTCCGATTACAATGGTATCACCCCAAACATGGATGTCCGAGGCGAAAACTGGGCTTTGATACTCTTGGTTCATGGCCATCTCAACGCTGGCATCCTGGTCTGGCAATGCTTGCAAAATACGGATCAATTCTGCTACAGTCAATTGGGTTTGCATGGTCATCTTTCGTCTTAGTATGGTTCTATTATAACAGGATTCCAGTAATTGTCAAGTCAGAAGAAAGTATTACATAATGGCTAGGTGGAGAATCACCGCCAATGTATTCAGTGCCAAAGCCACGGCATGGAGTATAATGGAGGGTTTGTTCTCAGATACGGACAAAAAGTATGCACTGGTCACAACAAATAGTAGGTTAATATAAATCATTCTTCAACTCCGAAATGTTCTTTAATGATTTCATCGGCAAATAAATCGTGTATGCCTTTACCAGTGGAACACCGTTTGGTAAGTTCCATACATTTTTTCACAATCAACTCGGCGAACTTTTCACTATATTGATACACCCACATCCCACTTCGGTCTGAACTTCCGGTATTTTTATCAGCATACCTACCAGCCTCAAACATTAGTTCTTCAATTCGTTCGTTCATACAATCTCCATAATATGCCAAACAAATGACCCCTCGAGACAGGTCCCAATGTAGAACATATTCTCGTCCAGTTCCCATCCAGTCCCTACAACCTCAAAGGTTCGAGGTTCTATTTGAGCATCAGTGTCTACCAGTGCCCACATACAGAAATCTTTTCCCTGCATATTGCAATGGAGTATACGGGCACCAACCGGCATTTCTGTGTCGGAGCGACCGGTTACTGTGTATTTGTAAATTGTTTTCATTCTTGGACTCCATAGCGTGTACGAATGTCGTGAGCGTAACCACCGAGTTCGGGCATGATGTATGAATCTTCGTCCAACATCTTAGCACAATCTTCGGCGATCAATTGGGCGAACTTTTCTCCCCAGCCACTGACTAATTCAACAGCTTTTTCTCTAGACACTGGCGTAACTGGATCACCGTAGTGACTCTGAAAAGCCTCAATCATAAGTTCTTTAATTCGTTCGTTCATAATATAATCTTGATAATGTAATCGTGCTTGATGTTGGCTTCCAGAAACATTCTCCGTGCTTCTGCTTTATTAGCAGCATCAACCTCAAAGTGTTCTAGCCCAGGTCTTTGGTAGGACTTATAGACCACAAAGTAATGCTTGGTCATGTCACTCCGACCAGCTGGAGATATACTCCTCAATGTTTTCAATCTCCGTACGGAGTGCATCTGGAGCAACCTTCTCCAATAGCTTTAGGATATCCACCAGAGCATCCTCAGGGACCATATCATACTGGTCCACCATATCCATGTATTGTTGGGCTAGGGTTTTCATCCGATTACATCAATTACTTCGTTCTTATCCACCAGAAGAAAACTGGTAGGCTCTGAGCGCCAAGGCAACTGGACAGGTTCGTCCAGCTCTACTGAGTATTGGACACTGCCACCATACTTCACGCGACTGGAGACAACTCGACCAGTGACGGCTGTGCCAAGGTAGCAAGCCGAGATTTTTTGTCCATCTAATATCCACGACATGGTATTTCCTTATTCAAGCCAGAAGTTTAGCGGCGCGTTCGCAGGCAGTGTCCAATGCAGCCTGAGCATGGCACCATTCTTCATAGGCGCGGAGAACATGACTCCGATCTTCTTGGTCGCTGTTTTTTGCTTCGTGAAATGCCACCAGCTTTTCGGCGTATTGGAGGGCGAGTTCTTGGACAGTATATTTCATTGGTATCTTTCGTCTTGGTATGGTTCTATTATACCAGGATTCTGGTAATTGTCAAGTACATCAAAAGTACTCACTTGGACATATACTCAATCCACTCCAATAGAATGGCCTTTGCATCCACGTACGGTACACCAAACTCCCGTTCAATATAGGGTGTAGCTCCCCACATGTTGGTGGCACCAGAATCCCTCAGTTGGATTAGGTAGTCGTGGTGCTCTTGTGTGAGGACTTTACCTAGTAGGGTTTTTTCCCTGGGCTCTACTCGTTCCGGAAGACCATCCATGCATTCGTCACACCAGTTGGCGCCACTACCCACATAGACACTACCGTCTTCGGTATGGATTTCTGTTACGGTTTGTTCATGGCCGCAATCGGTGCAGCGGTACAATGCTTTAACGTTCATTCTTCAACTCCGAAATGTTTTGTAATCTTATTGAAGACCTCAAAGTTACCAGTTGCTTGTCCATCAGTAAGTGCAATCTCGGCACATTCTGCCACAATCAACTGGGCGAACTTTTCTTTATCAAAATCTTCAATCATTACCTGAGTTGTGGCATTCCAGTATTTGCTTCTAGTAGCCTGTTCAGCAAGTTCTTTTATTCGTTCACTCACATACTTCCCTTCAAATCAATCATTGCGACTAGAGCCATAATCGCTATGAATTCAATGGGCTTTTCAATCACATTGATACCCAAAAGACCCAGCACTAGGCCAAGGACGGCATACAAAATCAAACTAATCATTAACATCATTTTCTCCTATTAAGTCTTATAGTGGTTAGCATAGCGGTTGAACAGACTGGCCAGGTACTCACCTTTTGTGAACCAAAATGCTAAGTCATAGCATTCATCCACCATTTTCAATGCTTTCTTTGGCAACCAAAAGGTAGCTTTTTCATTATCTGCTACTACAAATTTGATAGCTGCTGGTGACTCTTGGAGCACCTTTACTGTCAGTGCAGCACGGACATTGCGGCCTGACCAAATTGTTGTGTACATGTTCTTTCCTTCTCTGGTGTATGGCTCTATTATACCAGGTTTCTGGTAATTGTCAAGTCAGACTAAAGTACTAATTTCACTAGGTGGTAGATTCCAGGTATGACGGCTAACATCACCCATAAAGATAGGATCAGGAAAATCAAAATGGCCTGTATCAAGGCTAGTATAAAGTCAAACATGGTTCTGGGGTGGGGTGGTGTAGAGGGGTTCGATTTCTTTGTCTTCCTCGGGAGTCGGTGAATATCCATAAAGTTTCCAATCACCAATTCGTTTAGCCATACCATCCGTGCCGTAGTGGAATCTCACACGCCACGCCACGCCACAGGCTCCTGCACAGGTGCTGCGGTTTTGAGTCGGTCTATTGCAAGATACGGGTTGTCACCCCACTTGCAGCCGAGGGCATCATGCAAATCTAAGCAGACCTGAGCCATCGCATAGGCTTGCGCTACGTTAATCGGCTCTTGCTGTGCTGGCTGTGCTGCGGGTTCCATCACGCATTCAACGCACGAACAATAGCCCGTTCCACAGTTGGGTGGGCGTTTCTGCACAGGTGCTTCAAGGGCTTGCTTGATGGCGGTGATGGCTTTACTCGCCATTGATGTGCCGTGACCTTGCGATGGTAGATAGTCCATGTTCCACTCCAACGCCTCCAGCGCCAGCTTCAATGCTTCTTTGTCATTCATGGTAGGTTTCCTTCAATCAATAAAAACGGGTGTATCAGCCAACACGATAGCCACATCATAGGACTTACGTGCCTTGAACACGGCTGCGGCTTTCAACTGCGCCTCATATGAGGTGGATGCAGTTACGGTGATAACGCGGTTTTTGTAGAATGCTTGGTAAGTTCTCATTGGTGTCTTTCTATCTGGTATGGTTCTATTATACCAGGTTTCTGGTAATTGTCAAGTACAGTAAAAGTACTCAATTATCAAATTCACACAATTGGTGGTGGTACAGGTCCCACTCTTCGCCCACGTTCATCCAGTCCGCCACTTTCATAGCTTCGTCCTCGGAATCAAACCGTTTCAGGTCTTCACCTGAGCGAATACCTGGGCTAATGGTTGTCCATCGCACCAGACGGAAGTCCATAGTCTTGTCATGGAACTCTACAGTGTATACTTTTGTCATACAAACAGGTCTCCGTACATTTCTTCGTAAGCGGCATCAAAATCCTCACGGATCCACTCAATGGTATATCCGTTCAGTGCGTAGTTATCAGCCATGGCTTGCAAGCGGCGCAGGGCCTGTTCAGCAGTCAGACCCATGCTTGCCATGATACTCAGATTGCTCCAGTGAGCAAAGTTATTGCTATCTTTGTGGGCACTGACTTGGACGAATTGTTTGGTCATTTGGAATCTTTCTGTCTATGGCTCTATTATACCAGGTTATAGGTAATTGTCAAGTCAGTGAAAAGTACTCAATTTCCTGCATAGATGGAAACATACTCTTCACCTTCGTCTAGGTCAAATGGACCACAATCACCATCTACTTCATCGGTAATGAATGCTGAGGACAATGGACCACAATCACCTGAGGCGCCGTGCCGATAGAAAACTTCCTTATCGCCATGACCCTCGGTTTGGAGTTTTTGCAATTGTTCAATAAATTTATTCAGTTTCATAATATCATCCTACGAATTCGTCAATGGTACGGATCAAGTCAGTGGAAAGTACTCAGTATTTACAAGTTCAACAATTCACGCTCTTCCGCAGTCAACAATTCATTGACCTTACGCAATGCCTCTGCCTTTACTTCGGCCAGGCGCTTACGTTCAGCAAGTTCCGCTTCATGGCGATCCAGATCATATTCCAACGATTCTAATTGTTCTTGGCTATCGGGAGAATGTGCGTAAGCCAAAGAGAAATAATCATAACGGTCGTTACGGTTAGTAAGTTGGAACTTGTTGTTGTTACTTACAGTGAGTTCAAAGTATGCTTTTGTAGCACGTGCCAGAGCAAGCATGAGGCGCTGTGGATATTCATCCACTTGCTTTGCGAGGTATGTTTCACGCTCTTGGGCGTATCGTGCATTACGTTGTGCTACTGTTTCACGTGCCATTTCCAACTCCTGTTTCTTTCTATCTAAGTCTCTATTATACCAGGTTATAGGTAATTGTCAAGTCAGTCGGAAGTACTCTTTTTATTGGGTGTGAATAGTTCCAACGCCTTAGCTGGATAAATCTGGACTGAACCCACCTCTGTGAAACTTTCCACAGCATAGCCTTCTGGTGTAAGTTTGGTGCTATAAGTTCCCACAATGGTGCCATGCCACTGTGAGCCAGACACTTTTCTAACGGTGTCACCTAGTTTGAATTTCATTTGGATCATCCTACGAATTCGTCAATGGTACGAATCAAGTCCTCAGCATATACGTCCACCACTATCTTGCGGACTTTCACTGTAGGAACGCCTTTGACCTTACGGACTTGCATAAATGTGATGTTATACAGGTCAGGGCAAGGCTTGTATTGGATATACACCAAACCTTTGAATGGTGTCATACCAGTTGTTTTAAATTGTAAGCCATCACCCATATCAGTGAGGTCTACTGCACCCCAAGCATACATAGCCCATGGGTCTAGATATCCAATTTGATCAAGAATAGTCCGAGCGATTTTCATGATAACTCCAATGAAAGGATTAACCTAAGGTCTCAACGGAGCCACTAACAGTGCCACCAACCAAGACCAACACAACACAAACAACGACTAAAAATTCAAACATAAAAACTCCAATCAAACAAAGTCAAAAGCAAATTGATCACCAACAGGAGAGACAATCACGCCGTAAGCGGGATTTTCCAAAATCGTTTGGATTTTAGCGGCCTCACGTGGAGTGCATGTCACGAAAAGAGTACCGCTGGTGAATTCAGCATCGGTGGTGACTTTAGCAACAAGGGAGAGGATTTTTGATTCGAAGGCCATGATTTGTCTTTCTTACTGTCTATGGCTCTATTATACCAGGTTTCCGGTAAGTGTCAACCAATACCTGACTAAACTTGGTGTAAGACTAAAGTATTACTTTTAGTATATCCAAAATCCTAATCGTTCTGCTGAGGGCGATTCGTACCATGAAGAACCTGGTGGTTGCTCAATGGATTCGTTTTTCCAAACGGGTATTATAGTGTTGCATGAATGGTTGGTGAAGTCGTCATTGTACCTTGCATGGACTTCAATCGGATTACCACCAACATACTCTACATTGATCCATTCGTATTTTTCTGATAAGTGCTTTAGCGGAAGTGGTATTGGAATGTGCTTATCTATTTTAGTCCATCTGCAAAATCTATCAAGCCTATCACTGTTTCTAAACCCTTGTACACAAATGTGTTGTTGACCATAATGATAGTCTACTGAGATATGGTCACCAGTGAAAAACTCACACCAAAAATAACCATCTGGAATTGCGTTAACATCATTGGGCGTTAGCCATTGCTTTGCTGCACCACGACTCATCATGCGGAGATTGGTTATAGGGCGAACAATGTACCAATTAGGGCTATCAACTGGAACACCTGCGGGCGCGGCTTTATATCCAAGTTTCTTGGCTAGGATTAGCTTATCATAAATCCAAAGATCGTCAGCATCTAATGTATGCCAAACATCTTTGTCATCTATCAGGAAAGTCAATCGGTTTACCTGAGTTGGTATAGTGGCGTTCTTTGATACCTTCTTTTTTGGCTAGTGCTATGGCTTCGTTTCGGAGCTTTACAAACTCCTCATATGCTTCCTGAGTGCCTATTCTATAACCACCATCACCTGCGTTCATATCTGCGCCAGCTTTGATATTGTCTTTATCGTTCATACCATCATGTCTATAATGTTTTGTTGATTGTGTTTGGTCACGACTGCATTTTTATCATACACTTCAATGGTATCATGATAGCTTCTGGTGACTACTGAGCCATTGGGATACGTGGTTTGTTCCCAGACTGTTTTGTTTATAACGCCTTTACCCACGGCTGAGGTGGGTAATACACCTGTGAAACTGGTGTTATAAAATGTTATGGGTTGATTCACTCTGGTACCTCGATAAGTTGGAATATCTTATACTCGCGCTTTTCCTTACCTCTGTTATCTGGGCGTGACTGACAGTATGCTTGGAAGTTCTTGGCTTCTTCCATTGTGCCATAAAAGACTTCGCTACCAGATGCATACAGACCTACGTGACCGCTATCGCCTTCCCAATAGAAGCCTACGCCATACATAAACTTCTTTGCTTCTTTCTTTTTAGTCATTCCGGCACTCTTCCAAACAAACAGTATATTTCAAACCACTTTGTGGGTGCATTCTCTATAAAATAGGGATTCACTCTCCATGACATACCATCAGGACCCCACTGCCAGTGTCTGGTACCAAATCTAATATTGAACCAAAGGTTGCTCATATTACACACCATCAGTCAAATAGATGAACACCCTGAAACCGGCTACAATTGTTCCAAGTACAATACCCGCTGGCGGAAATACTATAATGGCAACAGTCAAAAGTCCGATTAGGAATCCGATTGATAACTGCACAGACAACGGCAATGATTTAAATTTATTCCACATTACTTAACTCCAAAATGATTTACAATTTCACGACCAGCTTCACTAGCAGCCATATCCCATGTATGTCCGAACGTTTTTCTAACTTCAACATCAGTATCTGGAAAAGGTGTTGCTCTGGCAATTCTAGCACATTCCTGAACAATTAGCTCGGCAAACTTTTCTAATGTGATCCACTCGTCTGTACTGTCAGTTTCAACAGTTTTGATTTCATGTGTTTCAGTTAGATCATAAAGGTAATAGCCGGCTTCTCTTGCAAGGTCTTTAATTCGTTCGTTCATACGTAGCCTTTCCTAACTTGGCATCTACCATACGGTGTCGCTCAATGTCTTCTATAAACTTTTCATTAGGTCGGTTGATAACATAAGCCGGTCTACCACCAAAGTACACTGCAAAGCCACCAACCAAGTCGCTTTCAATGATACAAACATATGCACTGGTAATAGCTTGACCACCAATCCCACCGAAGCCTAGTGCTGTGCTACTCCAGGTCTGTGGAAACATATTGTACACAGTCAAGTCATATAATGAATGCTTGCGAGACTTCTCAACAAAACAATCGGCTGGTGCTACCGCTGTTTTCATTTCTTCTCGCGTCAGCGTAGCTCGCCACTTATCATGTTTGGCCCAGTCGCGGTCTTGATACTTGTATTCAGGAAACGCCACATATGCGGCATGAGCCATACAGCCAGCTAGGGTTTCAATAGGGTTAGTTGCGTTCATTCTTCAATTCCGAAATGTTCTTTTATCTTTTCACTGATAAGATGTGTATATTCACACTCCTCGGTATCGGGAGTGTTCATCTGAGCAACTTCGGCACATTCCTTCACAATCAACTCAGCAAACTTTTCATGGTCAAAGAATTCACGGTAATGTGTAATACCTGTATCAGGATTATACACATCAGTCGTCACTGTTGCTTCCAGAATAAATTCTTGGATTCGCGTATTAGTCGTGGTCATATTCTTGAACATCAAAACCTTCACGGGTCGCAAACACCTTGCAGTGATCGCCGAACATGTCAAGGAACACATCATCCGAAATCTTAGAAAGCAATTTGCGCAATGCTTCACTATTCGCAGAAACGGAATCAGGAATCAATTCTTCATTGTGATCACCATAGTCGGGATCATTGATCCAAACAGTTTCATCATCACCTTCATATTCACCATACCGGACACTATCATAGTCCACTGCATTGGAAACAAATGCGTATGATGCATAGCAATTGAATGTACATGCATCTCCATCATTGAAGTATGGAGTGTATTGACGCCAGCCGACAACCTTTACCTCAGGATTTGCATCAAAGAATTCTTTGAATGCAAGTTTGAAAATTTCTTGGCCGCGTTTCTGGTATGTCGCTTTCAGTTCTTCCATTTCGGCGTTCATTTGGTCGAACAATGCTTCGATTTCGTTGATTTGTTTCATGATTAAACTCCAAATTTAGTTGATACGTCTTCAATAATAATTTCTTGTGGAACGAACTCGACCACAATAGATTCTGCTACACGGGTGTAGAACCCATCACCACCATAACCAGTGTACTCGCCGATAATGTCCATTGCAATATCTAGAGGTTCATAGATGCTATCTGGCCGTGAATGTTTCAGAAAAACTCTAATAACAGCTTCCTGAAATGCTTCAAGTTCACTATCCCTAGGATTATACATGTTACCGAATACTGTTTTGTCGTTGCTGTTACTACCCACAATCAACTTCAAAAGATCAATATGAAAATTAACTTCATCTTCATTCAAACCCTCGACAGTTTTGGTATTGTAATTGTCTGCGTCATTTTCCCAAGAGGTGACGGTAATACGATATCCAGCTTTAATTATTGACATGTTAGTCCTCAAGTTTGATAAATTTACTACGGTTGGTTTTCATTGTGCCTGACATCCAAGGTTGGAGCGTCATGTTGTTTAGATACATTTCCATGGTAGGAATGAAGCCTAGGTCTTGCTGAATGTGGTCTTCGGCAATGTCTCTTGGGCTGTACTCTTTGCCATCTGAATTAATTCTGGTTCTACCGAACATTTGTTCAACGACAAAACAGCCAAAAGCAGAGTGTAGTACGGCTCGGTGCCGCACATCTGCAACCGATGCTTTAGAGCTGTCAATGAAGTCGTCAATGTCTGCGTAGTCATCGGCGACTCCTCCATATTTTTTAGCGTGGATTTTTCCATGCAGATAGGCTTTCATTCACCACTCCGAAATGTTTACTTACCCATCATCAAAGCATTGAAGTTGGATGGCACAACGATTGTCTGCACCTTGCCGTTCTTGATACCTTCTGAGATATTCAACATAGCTTGTGCTTGCATGAATGCAATGGAACTGCCTGAGTTGTTAGCCAATGCAGCCATACGACGGCTTTCGGCCTCAGCAGTTTTCACTTCCACTTCCTTTTGCTTCAATTCGTTTTTGCTACGAACCAATGCGTTAGCGGATTCTACCACTGTATCACTTGGCAATACGTTACGGATCATGACCTGGGAGATAGTGATACTACCGTCAAGTTTTTCCTCAGCAAGGTTTCGCTGAATTTCATCCTTGATATAGTTTTCCATATCCGTGCGGTTATCAGCCATGTCCAATGCTTCATACTTTCGTGCGGCTTTGTAGATGGCATTCCGTGCGTTTTGCACCACATAGTTATACATCACATATGTGTCACCTTTGAATTCTGCGTGGAACGATTTGTTCTTTGCGGAGTATAGTTCAGCAACGGTTTGTGGATTGATGTTGTAAACAACCACAGCGTCCAAGTCTTTCATGGTGCTGTTGTCTTTTGCAACGGGTGTCATATTCTCCAGGACTACGTTAACGTCCTTGACTGGGAAAGTCAAAATAGTGCCAACGATAGTTTGGTTGAATGATCCAGGCAGCAACTCACCAGACTGCACCTGTTTATCAAAGCCGACACGAACACCGACCTCACCAGTTTCAATACGAGTACATGCGGAAGTCAAAGCAACGGCTGCGGCGATAGCGCCAAGTTTCAGGTAACGATTCATATTAAAGAACTCCAAAAGAAAAAAGAACAAAACAAACAAGGAAGCCCAGGATGAAATACAAGGGCCTTAGCAAAAGGTCACTGAACATGATAACTCCTTAAAAGAGGACAACAATACCAACAAGGATTGCTACTGCGATAAGAGAACACATTGTAGCATAGCCAACAACTTTTGTCAACTGCCATTTTTGTTTACCAGACAAACTTCGGAACATGGTAATCAAGAATGCAATGAGGGCGCTTAGGATCGCCC